GGAGATTCCGACCGAGCCAGAGACACCGACCGAACCGGAGACACCGACCGAACCGGAGATTCCGACCGAGCCGGAGACGCCGAAAGGCAGGAAGAAGAAAGGAAACGCTGATGGAGCTTCTGAAGAAAGTAAAAACGGTACTCCGGGTGTCGACGGATAAATTTGATGATGCGGAGCTGATTCCAATTATCGAAGCGTGTAAGCGGGACTTGAAGCTGGCCGGAGTGGTCAGAATTGAAGAATCTGACCATCTGGTGGTCCGTTCGGCGGCGTTGTATGCGAAAGGAAATTTTGGGTATGACGACGACAAAGGACGGTTTCAGCAGGCTTACGAAAAGCTGCGGGACAGCATGGCTTTGTCCGGCTTGTATGGTGGTGACGAAGATGCCTAGATACCAAGATTTAGTGCGCCTAATCACTGTGCGGGACGTTCCAACAGGTGGCGGGTACAGCAAAGAAGTGCTGTCGTACCGGGAAGTATTTGCAAACATCAAGTCAGTCGGTCGCAGCGAGTTTTACGCAGCTAGACAAAGTGACGTAGAGCTCGCCATGACTGTCGAAATGAGAACGTGGGACTATGAAGGGGAACGGAGATTAGAGCATGGCGGGAAGCTATACACCGTCGAGCGGCAGTATACCAAAGACGGTGAAATGCTGCAACTTAATTGCTCTGAATTTCGGGGAGGTGTCAAATGACGCTGAACGACAAGCTGATTGCGGTGCTTGAGCCGCTTGGAGTCCCTGTGTCGCCAGATGTCTACTTGGGAGACGAACACGAGTTTATAGCGTTTAATTTTGACCTTTTGCCGTTCCGCTTTGCGGACAACAGGCCGACGCTGCAAAAGGCGCTGGTACAGGTGCATTACTACTGTCCGATGAAAAACAACAGCATGAATATGCGCCTGCGAATTAGAAAGAGCCTTGTAGACGGAAGATTCACATGGCCGGAGGAAATAAACGCAACGACGGCACAAAAAAATATAGATGGAATCCAGCATTTTGTTTTTGAATGCGAGTCTATCGAACCGATTGAAAGGAATGAAGAAAATGAGCACTAGGGAAAAAGTGGTCGCCGAAATCGGCGTGCAGGGTGCAAAGTTTGCGCCTATCGGTACTGATGGGTACGACACGCCGGTTAAGCTGAAATATACCGTGAACATCACCTTGTCACCCAACGTCGAGCGGGCGGAGCGATACGCCGATAACCGGCTGATTATCAGCATCCCGAACGAGCCCTTTATGGACGGAAGCATGGGAACTACGGCGCACGACATTGAGCTGGAGAAGATGGCCGGAATCTCGATGGAGGTAGCTGGCGGCGTGGCAACGCTGGGCATGGTGAAGTACCTGCGTGGCGCTTTGTATTTCGAACACATCGAAATTGTGGAAGATGGCACGAGCAAGCTTGTGAAGACGTGGGTCTATAACGTCGAAGTGGGTAAGGGCGAAACGAACCTAAGCACCAAGACGGCAAGCATCACGTTTGCAGACTATGTTTATCCGATTCGTTCGATGGGCGACACGCTCATGGCGAATGACGGAGAAACGGAGTACATCGACCAAAATGGCATGAAGCGGAATGTATTCATGTTTAATGCATGGCCGGACGACGCAGGCTATGCAACATTCGGAGACGCAGTGCCTGTGCCGAAAGCACTGCCTGCGCCCTAATATGAAACGCAAAATGGATATCGGCGGGTCAAACTTCACGTTTGACCTCGCCGCCATTTCTGCGGTACGGTATCGGGCAGAATATGGGGACAGCATTATCAACCATCTGGCGGAATGCAAAACACCGGAGGAAGTGGAGCAAAAATTACTTTGGCTGTGCCATGTGATGATTGTGCCGGATGAGCGACCGGAGATTGCGCATTTCGCTCAATGCGCATTTGAAGATAAGGTTTTTTTTGCGAAAGCGATTGCGCTGAAAGACGGACTTCTGGCGCATGACCCAAATGCGACGGAGACAAAAGGCGGGAAGAATACGGAAAGATATGACGAATATCAAATCTTGGCGTTGGCATCCGCTGTGAGAATACCGGAAAGCATGATTTACGAATTGCCGATCATGCACTTACTGTCGGTTGCGAATAGAATCAACGACATGAAATCACAGCAGGAAGAAAAGGTAAGAGTTATGGATGCCGCCGAGCGGGTGGCGTTCTTTGGAGGGCGGTAATTTGAGTTTTTTTCAAACAAAAGGGCTTGATGATTTCATCTTATCTATGGAGGAAATCATGGAACTGCCGGAGGAAGTGATTGATGAGATGTTGTATGCGCAGGGAGAAATTATCTTGTCAAATCAAAAGAGAAAAATAGTGGAGTTAGACTTGAAGGATAGCGAGCAGTTATTGAAATCCATTAAAATACACAGCAAAGTACGGGGGCGCAGTGCGGTAGATAGGACAGGACTCTATAACAAAGCACTGCATGGGGTTGACCGATATATTTTAGTATATCCGGAAGGAACGAGAAGTGAAGGAAAGTCAATTACAAGGACGTATAAAAAGAGAAAAAACGGAAGAACGCAGAGCGTTCGAAGACAAACAAATAATGATGTTGGGTTTGTGAACGAATTCGGAGCGCCGAATCGGAATATAAAGCCGACGCAGTGGATGCGGCGGGCGAATGAAGAAGTATGGCAAGAGTCGCTTGATGCGGGAACGAAAGTATATGACAAATTCTTGAAGGCAAAGGGATTTTAAGGAGGAAAAAACATTGGCCGTTCGTTTGATTTCGACCAAAATCGCCATTCAGGGCGAGAGTGAATATAAAAATTCGATAAAAAACATTAACGCATCCCTAAAGACGATGAAGTCTGAACTGTCACTGGTGGATGCGCAGTTCCAGCAGGACGCAAAAAGCAAAGAAGCCGTGACTGCGAAAACAAAAGCGCTTACGGCTGTTTTGGATGCGCAGAAAGCCAAGATTGCGGAATTAAGAAATGCACATGAAAATGCGCAGCAGGCGCAGCAAAAATACGCTACCCAAATCACAGACACACAGGCAAAACTTACAAAAGCGGAATCAATGCTTGGAAAAGCTAAAACTACGACTATGGACACGACGCTTGCGCAGCAAAAGCTTACAGGCGAAGTGGAAAAATATAAAAAAGAGCTGGAGCTGGCGGAGGCATCGCAAGATGCAGCACGAGCGGGTGCGCAGAAGTGGCAACAGCAGATTAACGCAGCGGAAAAAGAAGTTTTTAATCTGACTGCGAAGTTGGAGAACTTGGCGAAGCTGCGACTGGATGGAATACAAGAGCAAATCGACAAGATTTCCGGTCGCCTGCATGCAGCGGGTGATGCGGTCATGCCGTTCTCGGTGGCGGCGACGGCGGGCATGACGGCAGCGGCAAAGGCGGCGATTGATTTTGAAGATGCACTTGCCGGTGTAGCAAAAACCACCGATTTAACCGACAGGGAATTATCTGAAATCAAAGAAGAAATTCGTGGGCTGGCACTGGAAATTCCGATGGCGGCGAAAGAGCTTGCTGGAATAACGGAAATGGCCGGTCAGCTAGGTATTGAAATAGAAAATCTGGTTGACTTTACCGAGACGATGGCAAATCTAGGAGTTGCTACTGACTTGGCAGGAACGCAGGCAGCGACCACAGCGGCGCAGTTTGCGAACATCACGCAGATGAACCAGCAGAACTTTGGCCGCTGGGGTTCGACAATCGTCGAACTTGGAAACAATATGGCGACCACAGAAAGTAAGATTGCGGACATGTCGCTGCGACTTGCCGCTGCTGGCTCGCAGGCGGGCATGACGGAAGCGGAAATTCTTGCCGTTGCGGGAACATTTGCATCGCTGGGTATGGAGGCACAGGCCGGAGGCAGTGCAGTTTCCAAAATCATGACCGAAATCACGCTGGCTGTCGAAACAGGAAGTGACAATTTAGACGATTTTGCGCAAGTGGCAAATATGAGTGCATCGAAATTCGCAAGCGCTTGGAAAAATGACGCTGCTGGTGCGCTGGTGGCATTTGTCGAAGGGCTTTCGGACGTGGAAAGAACCGGAAAAAGTGCGACGGTCATTCTGGACGATATGGGAATCACGGAACTGCGGACAAGCGATGCACTGCGGCGTGCTGCCGGTGCCGGAGATTTGTTCAGACGGTCAATTGAGCTTGCGGGAAATGCGTGGGATGAAAATTCGGCGCTGGCGGAAGAAGCGGCGAAACGATACGAAACAACGGCGAGCCAAATCCAGCTACTTAAAAACGAAGCAGTTGACCTTGCGATTGAGATGGGCGACATGCTTCTGCCAACCTTGCGAGACCTAATCAGCAGCGGAAGAGAGGCCGCCGAGTGGTTTAAGAGCCTTGATGATGCAACGAAGGGAAATGTTTTACAAGTAATTGCATTCACAGCGGCGTTGGGACCGCTATTAAAGCTGACTGGAACGGCGACAACGACAATCGGCGCAGTCTACAAAGGGGTAGTAGCGCTAACAACGGCGACAGGAACACAGAAGGTTACAACTGATACGGCTACAGCGTCGCAGGTGGGACTAAATGCGGCGATGGCGGCTAACCCTGTCGGGTTGGTGATAACGGCGATAGGCGCTCTTGTAGCAGTTGCTGGTGCGCTTGCGCTTGCGAACAAGATTGCATCAGACAGCCAAAATAAGTTGAATGAAGAAATAAGCGAAACCATCACAAAGAGCAGAGACGCAGCGGACGCAATCAGGGCAACCGCAGATGCTAAGCTTGACGAAATCGACGCTGTAGAAAGCTTGCTGCCGAGACTGGAAGAATTAAACGAAAAGGGTTTTGCGAGAACGAGTGAGGAACAGGCAGAATTAAACGAAATCGTCAAGCAAACAAGCGAGCTTTTTCCGGAGCTGGTTGGACAGATAGACAACACAACCGGAAGGTATGAGGCAAACACAGAAGCGATACTGGAGAATGCCGAAGCAATGAAATTACAGCAGCAGATTCAGGCGAACGAAGCGCTGCTTGCAGAAAATAAGAAGCTGCTACTGGAGCTGGAAGAAAAAGAAATCGAAGCAACTGAATTGCTAATTGCAGAAAAGCAGCGCCTGCGTGAAACAAATTTAGACGAATTGATGCTTACGGAAGAACAAAAAGAAGAGTGGTATCAATCTGTAGATGCTGCGGCAGAGATTCGCCTTGGCGTGCGGGCGCTGGCGGAAGAAAAGGAGCGTCTAAACCAAGAAATTGAAGCGCTCACATCGAATACGGCGGGATTATCTGCGGAATTTGATAAAGCGGCATTTCAAATCGCAAAAAGCGGAGAGCAGACGGTTGCCAATATTCAAACGCAGATAAATTACTACGAATCCCTGCGCCGTGCAGGAATTAGCGCATATATGGACATCGCAATGGCAGCACGCAGCGCAGGAAGGGCGCAATCTGTATCGACAAAAAAAGAACTTGGTTTTATAGACGCAGAGCTGGAGCGCCTGCAAGCGATACTTCCCGCAACTGTGGCGGGAGAGCAGACGAGAAGCGGATTTACCGCATCAGGAACAAGCAAGGCGAGCGGGGCCGGAGATAAAAAAACAGCACTAGACGGATACAAAGCGGAACTGGAAGTATTGGACTATCTCCACAGCATGGGAGAAGTGTCGACCGAAGAGTATTATCAAAAGCTTGCTGCCATGCGGGACGAGCATCTGGAGGAAAACACCAGCGAGTGGCGCAGCGTAAATATAAAGCTGCAAAATTACAAGAAGGGCGAGTACGACAGGGAACTTGCTGCCTTGAAAGACAGCTATAATCTGCAAAGGATGACGTCGGAAGAATATCTGGAGCAAATGTCGGCGCTGCGGGAAAGTCATCTGGAAAAGGATTCCGATGCGTGGGACAAGGCCGGACAAGACATCGTAAGTCAAGAAGAAAAGATTTACGATGAAAGAATGGCGCTTCAAAAGTATTTTTTAAGCATGGGGATTATCACGGAAGAAAAATACTATGCAGAAATGGCTAAACTGCGAGACCAATACTTGACTGAAAATAGCGCAAAGTGGCGGGATGCGAATTTGCAGCTGCTAAATTATCAGAAAAGTATGCTAGAAAAGTTGGCGGAACAACAGAAAAAAACAGCGAAGGATGCACAAGACATCATTGAGTCGATGACAAAAAATCGCATTGAGTCGATTAAAAGAGAGATTGCGGCAGAGGAAAAGAGGGTCAGCACAATTGTCGACGGAATCAACAGCGAAATAGAAGCCCGCCGCCGCTTGCGGCAGGAAGAATCGGACGAAGATGCGGTTGCGAGGGCGAGAAAAGCACTGGAGGCCGCACAGGGGCAGCTTGAATTCGCAAGAGACGACTATTCGCAGGCGGAATGGGAAAAAGAAGTCGCAAGGGCGCAGGAGGCATATAATGCCGCCGTACAAAACAAGTTGGACAATGATTTCTTCAATCAAAAAAATCAACAAATCGCAGAAATGCAAAAAGGGCTGGATGCGTATAAAGAAAATGCGCAGATAGACATTGATAATGCTGCGACATGGGCAAGGCAGGAATACAACAGACAGCAGGCGGAAGAAGCACGCTGGTGGGCGGAAAAGGCGGCGCAGGATAAGGCGGAGCAAGCGGCACAGGATGCTGCGTCGGCGGTAGCGCAGGTGGTAAAAAACGTTGTGAACACCGTGCAAAATGTCGTAAACAACCGTGCGGCATCCGTGAACATTACGAATAATTCGGCGCAAATGACATCGGGACAGATTGCAAATACAATCGAAAAGCTACTGAAATAGAGGCGGTGGAGAATGAGATATATCACATGGAAAAGCGATAACGGAAGAACCGTGGAGATGAGCAAAAAACTGCCGTACTTATTTGGGGAATTAACAGACCGCATGGGGTCCAACGCTGAGATTTCAAGGGCGCCGAGACAAAGCGGGCAAATCACGCATTATGCAACACTTGCGACGCACACAATCAACATAACGGGAGCTATCGTGGCATTTGGCAACAAAAACAATAATGCGCAGGCTGTATTCGATAGAAAGAAAAGCGAATTGTCGCAGGCGTTTGCGCCGAATCGGTCGGGATTGCTGATATACCACAGGGAAGATGGGGACGCACAAATCAGGTGCAGACCACTGGCAATCCCGACGTTTGGAAGCAGGCACAATAATTCATGCACGATTGATGTTGAATTCGAAAGTGATGCAAGCTTTTGGGAAAAAAGCGTGACAAATCTGTCCACGATCGGCGGACAGGAAAAAATGTGGAGATTTCCAATGGCATTCAAACCGCTGGTATTCGGAGCATTTTTCCCGTTCGGACGGCTGGAAAACCCGACAGCGGAAATTATCTATCCGGAAATAGAAATTACATCGACTTCACAGATGGTAAGGGTGCAGAATTCGACGACCGGACTATTCATTGAGCTGAACCGTCCGATTATGGGCAATCAAAAAATGGTCATCCAGACGGAAGATGCAAGCGCTGTCATTTGGGAAAGGACGGAAGCCGGAGACTGGATAGAAAAAGAAAACGCGTCGCACTGGTTGACGCTTGACAGTAATCCGTGGGGACTGATTCCGGGGATAAATGTGGTGAAGGTATCAAACGAGATACCGGAAGAAACGCCAATCACGAATATACGTTATCGCTTGCCAATGCTGGGGGTGTGAATTATGGGAATCGAAATTAGAATCTTCCGCCCAGTGAATGAAAATAGAAGCCATTTTGAACCGATTGGACTGACGAAGAACGCAACAAATATTACCAGAATATCACGGCTGTACGAGCCGGGGAGCTTTGCGTTTGACATACCATTTACGGCGCTGTATGCAAATGAAATCAAAGAACATGTGATTGTCTTAATTGACAGGGATTTTTGGGGAATCGTAGACGACATACAATTTACAGCAAACGCAGAAGGGCTGTGGATTCATGTGTCCGGAAGGGACTTGAAAGGGCTGACAGCGGGGAAAATCGTAATACCGCCGCAGTCGAGCGGGATAACGGGAATGCAGGGATTTGATGCGGTGCAAGGTAGCACGGAAACGGTAATGAAGCACTACGTCAATGCAAACATGGTGGAAACGCCGATGCAGCCCAAAAGACAAATTGCGGGAATGGTAGTCGCTCTAGACCTGCAAAGAGGGATTGAAAATGACAGGTATTCCGCAAGACATGACAGACTAGACAATGCTCTTGCCGAACTGGGGCAAGCGTCAGGGCTGGGATATGACATTATAGCAGACCTTGCGGCCGGAGAATTTATCTTTGATGTGATTGAGGGGGTTGACCGAAGCGGGACGCAGAGCGACCGACCGAGGATTATTTTTGACATCGCATTAAAAACGGCGATAAGCCAAAATTTCACGGCGAGTCTAAGCGACAGCAGGAACGTATTTTACGCCACCATGAGCGGTGCTGAATTTGCGGACGAGGCGTTGACAATGATGTACATCAGGGACAACGAGGAAGAAGAAACGGGAATATACCGCAGGGAGCATCACATAGACATTTCGGCGGAAACGCCGATTGCGGGGCAGGAATACAACGAACTGCGCCGATATGCGCTAATCGAAGCGGAAAACTTTAGACCTGTGCAGTCGTTCCAATCGGAAATTTTGGAAAATAAACAGGTATACGGGAAAGATTATTTTTTGGGAGATATTGTGACGGCGAGGAGCAGCGACTTTGGCGTAACGATGCACACACAGCTGGTGGAAATGGAAATCAATTACGGCGTGGATGGAATAAGCAAAACAGCGACATTCGGTCGCCCGAAGCTTGATATTTTTGGGCGACTAAGAAAGCAAATCAACAGGGGAGGGATTTGAGTTTGAAAAGGTACTTTTTTGATGCGCACCCGACAGAAGACGCAGCGACGTATCCGACAGGGTGGGATAGGAATTATCATGCCGCCGACCACGCAGAATTCATGCGGCAATTTGCGAACAATGGCGTATTTGCGCACATAAACGCCGACGCATGCAAAGCGGAGGCGAACGGGTATGTTCTGGAGTTTATTCCGGGTGCCGTCATGGTCGAGGGAAACATGTGTATACTACAAGGCGGAGACACGCTTGTAATTGATGGTGCAGCGGGGTATTACACGGTAATTTGCCGTCTTAACAGGTCGAACGAGGTGCGAGACTTTGAGTTATTTTTGTACTTCCGTGAGATTGCTGACCTACCGGAGCCGATGCGAGCGGGTGACATTTACGAAATGTTTCTGGCGCAATGCTATTTTGATGGAACGGAAGTGCAACTGACCGACCTACGCCCCGATGAATCTGTGTGTGGATTTGCGCACTTACCAAATCCGGAGTTTTTGAACAACGAAACAAGGGAGCTTCTTGGACTTCCGCTGACGGCATCGCCAAATGATGCCTTTCGTTCGCTCGCACTTCTGCCGGACACAAAAATTGCCCTCGGCCTCCCGCCAACTGCGGCTCCGGATGATGGGTTTGCGAAGCTTTCCGCCGCCGCCCTCATCCGCCGCACACCGCTGACAGTGAAGCGAAGCAGGTTAGTCAGCAGCCTTGCACCGGGCAACACATTCTATATGTTTCGCAACGGGGCTGCTGAACGATTCATTTTTGTACAGCATAATTATCAGTCCGCCCTAAATGGTGCCGGTCGTGGGCTTGCAATTGCGGCAGAAAATATTGGAAATCAAGCCTGGGGCACATCGGCGTCAAATTCGTATTCGATTAGCACTGTTGACGCTATGCTTAACGGGGCGTACAAAGCTGGATTTAGCCAAGCAGACCAAGATGCGATAGGAAACACCAACATCCCATCCGGCATTAGTAATGCAAACCCAGCGATACAAACGTTGAGCAGGTCGTTTTTCTTACTCTCGTTGGCCGAATATGGGCTCTCTGAAACGACGGCGGTAGAGGGAAGCGCTGTACCTATTGCAGCATCACTGCGGACAAGGACAACGAATCAGTGGACAAGGACGCTCCGGAGTCAGACTTCAAGTTTATTCGGAATGTGGGTAACGACCACGGGTGCGGTGAGTTGGGGGAACGTAACAACATCAAACGGCATATTCCCCGCCTTCACACTCCCGGAGGATTTTGAGGTCGTCTGGTATGAGGACGCCGCCGGAAATATGTTTGCCGAGCCGCAATATGAGGATGTTGCAGAAACCGTGTTAGGTGAAACCGTGGGAGGGTTCCTCCGCATCGCACAACTGGAATACGTGGGGACAGGAACGTCCGGGGCTAATGCACCCAACACGATTGAAGTCGGATTCCGGCCTAAAATTGTAATTGTGAGGCCAGCCACTGGGGTAAATTCCGGGATAGATATCCTCGGCGGCTACCCATGGCAATCAGATTCGCATATAGGCAATATCACGAACAGTACAATTGTTACTATAGCATGGCATGGAAACCATGTGAGTTGGTACAGCACGATTAATGCAGCGGCTCAGCTAAACAACGCCGGAGTCCGATATGCCGTCATGGTTATCGGCTCTAACTAATAAGGGGGATAAAAATGCTAATAATCAAAATTGAGCCGCAAGAAAACGGCGCACACGCAAACCAGTCCGGCAATTTTACCAAAGTCCCGGACGGCTGGCTGGCCGTCCCGCCCGAGCTGGAGGCCGAGGCTGCAAGCTACCTGCCATACATCAAATTGACCATCAAAAAAGGCGCAATCACTGCCGTGGCACAGGGGGAGAAGCCGCCCGAAGACATCGAAGCGCTGCGCACCGCCAAGCTGGCCGAAATCTCCGTCGCAGCAAATGCAGCCATCACGTCCGGCTGCGAGGTTGATTTGCCGAGTGGAAGCACGGAGCAGTTTTCGCTGACAGAAGCCGACCAAATCAACCTATCTGCGGCGTTTACCGCCGTGGCACAGGGTGCGCCGGGCTACCCCTACCACGCCGACGGTCAACTGTGCAGGTTATACCCTGCGGCAGACATTGCGGCCATTGGTGCAGCCGTGACCGCCCATAAAATGTACCACACGACC